CCTGTAACAGCAACATAAACTTTATCAAAATAAGGTGTAAAGGATTTAAGGGATTTTTCAAATGTTTCTTTTTGGGAATCGTCTTTGATGATGTAGGTGAGAGCTACTTTAATCATTAGCTATATTTTATCAGCAACTTTAAGAATTGGTATCCTTAGTGCTAATCCTCTTACAAATTTTCTATCCCATTTTTGGTCAGGGTATATTGCTTTAATCATAGAATAAAAAGTTACTGGAATTTCAAGTTGCCTTTGCCACAAGTCGGAACCATCTTCTTTAAACATTCCGTTAGGGTTCTTTAATTCTTTTCTAAGTTCAGCAACAGACCTTTGAAAGGCGTCATATTGGTCAGGGTATTCTGTGTACCATAGTACAAATAACTCCCAGATAACTTCCCAATCTTTATCTCCATCAACATATGTAGGTCTGCCTTTAGCAAGTTCTACAATTCTATCAACGGTATCTAATTTTCTTTTAGGAACTTGAATGTAATGTGGTTCAAAAATATCTTCCATAGCAGTTAATGTGTGGGGTAGTACGGAAACCTGAGTCGGACCAAAAGACCATACTCCCCACAACATTATACATACCCCATAAGAAAACTCAAAATGGTGTGGCCACAGGGTAACAAAAAAGCAGGGGTTTTACGCCCTGCTTCTTTGGTTCTCTGTTTAAAGATTTAGACTATAGAAGTCCAGATACTTTAACAGATGCAGGTTCAGCTAACGACTCTAATGTCATTTCTGTTAGGTACATACCTTTATCTGCATCACCAGTTTTAGCTAGTTCAACAAATTGAGGTTCTCTACCTTCTAAGAAAGCCATCTTGAATGTATCAAGTCTTAGAGCGTACATCTTTCCAGCAGCAACATCCTTGTGAGGAACAACGTTAACAATTCCAGCTGAAGACTCAAATGTGCTTACATTTTGGTATAAGGTATTTGTGTTATTAGCGAAATTGGTTACATAAGTTCCAAAAGTGGTGAATCTTCTCTTAAGAGCCATTGTTGTAACAATAGTGTCAGCAACATATTCAGCACCGACTTTATCCCATGATGCTTGTACAGCATCTTCAACCATAGCCATTGATAAAGAAATGTTTGATAGAACTGATACGTTTGTAGAAATACATCCGTCAATTCCAACCATTCCTCTTGCAACTCCAGAAGCACCAGAAGCTTTAGTACCGTTTAATAGAGCGAACTCCATCTTGGCATTTAATCTCATTAATGCTTTTTCTTTTTGGAATGCGTAAGGGTCTTGATTGACTGCTACAGTTGTTGCTCTTTCAGAACCAGTAACTTGGATAACTTCAGTAATGATAGCTGTGAAGTTGTTGCTTCTAACAGGAGCTGTTAGGTCAACAATAGTAGCATCAGCACCTTCGATTGCGAAAGTTACAGAAGTAGGTCTTGCTTGATAGAAAGTTACCCACTCGTGTAGTGTGTTTCTAGCAACGGAAGTTCCAAGATTACCAGTTAGATAGTTTCCACCTAATGGAGATACATCTTTTAAGATAGACAATAAGTCTTCTCTTCTTGATGCATCTTGATAAGTTTGTAATCCTATTGGCATTTTGTTTTTGTTTTACCTGCCTTTCTTCAGGTTTAATTTATATCCCAAGAGCTTTTAGTCTTTCTCTAAGAGCTGAAGAATCACCTTTCTGTGTTCTTGCTCTCAAATCATCTAAAGTTTGCCCTTCTTGTCTTCTACCAGTACTAGAAGAAATCGGAGCATTTGATTTAACTTGTTGTTGAGCTTTTTTGAACTCTTCTACAGCTTTTTCAGCTTCCTTTTTCGACATACCACTTGGTTTATAAAAACTTATTACTTGGTCAGCAATACTGGTCAAAGGTAAATTCTTACCTTCGTAGTACCTCTGCCTGATTACCCTGTCTTTGACTAACTCGAAAAAGTTAGGGTCAAATGCAGGGTTTTGAGGGTCAAGATAAGGATGTTTAGCGTGAGCTTCCCTAACTTCTATCTCCTCTCTTGCTTGTTCTGCAAGACGTCTTGCCTCAAGGGCTGATACCTTTAATGCCTTCAGGTCAGCATTAAGCTTTTCAATATCTACTTCACCGTCAGCTGTTATGTAGTCTGTGTCCTGAACATCTGCTACAGGTTGAACAACTGGGTTGCCCTTGAAAGTTTCGTAAACTGAACCATAAGCAATAGGTGGTTCAGAGTTCTTAGTACTTTCTATTTGAGCTAATTTTTCTTTTAGCTCTTTATTACTTTGGAGTAATTTATTAAATTGCTCCTTGGTTCTGTCATTAGAGTTTTCTGGCAGAGAAAAATCCTCAGAACCTTGTTCTTCTTGATTTTCAGATGGCAAGTCTTGAGGGTCGTTTGAAACATCACCCTGAGCTAATTGCTCTTGTGTGCCTTGTGGATTTAATTCATCCATAGTTTACCTTTCTATGCTCTGGTTAATGGGGGAGCATCACCCTATAAACTAATTAAGAAATAATAAATGAAATTTGTAATGTCAATAAAATGAATAAGGGAAGAAGCGTTACCACCTCTTCCCCTGATTGTCCTTTAATTCCGTAAAGGTACGGGGTCTTCCCTTCCATTTTCCATAATGCAATTTGTCGTGGCACTCCACACAAATTGTCATTAAATTAGAAGGTTGGTCCTGTCCACCATGTCTTCGCCAGATGATGTGATGGACTTCCAGTAGATAATCACTGAAGCGACCGCCCCTGCCACAAAAACGGCAAGTAAAATCATCTCGCTCCAAAATCTCACGCCTGAGTTGTTTCCACTCTGGGTTGTATGTTCCCACATAACCTCTCCTACTCAATGTGTGCGTATACCAAATGCCAACCATTTAGCAAGTAATCTTTGGCAACAATACTTGCCTGGGTCATGTAGTTGAGAACTGGATTTCTTGGCACTTTAAGTGTCATAGTCAAGTTCCCAAAATCATGGTAACGAACAAGGCGAATAACTAGCATATTAGTCCCCCCAAGTCATTGTGATGTCTGGAAGCCATACAAAGTTACGGCATTCCAACTGCTCAACTCTCCACCCTTGTTCAATGTAGGATTTAGCCATTGAATACGCAACCTCGTGGATTATGGACATATAGATATCCATAACCTGCTTAGTCATGTGTATTGGCTGTTCCCCAAACTTTACTAAAGTTAGGTGGAGTTCAAAATGAAAGTGTGGCATATATCCCTCCTTAATATTGCCTTAAATTATTAATACTACTTTTGGTACAATTTACTAGATGCCTAAATCATTTGTCCCCACCAATATCGGCTTTATAATCAATGAACTAAGAGAAAAACATAAACTTAGAGCTGTAGATTTAGCTGATGCTGTTAAATTAAAAAGAAGCAATATTCACGCTATTGAAAACATTAGAACTAATCCTTCCCTTCACACTCTAGTAAGAATCCTTAACTACTTTGGGTACGAACTTCGTGTTGTTAGAAAGAAAGATGAGAAGATACTTGGTTCAGTTAAGTTTATAGAATAAGTCTACCAATACTTTACTTTTAGTGTATAATGCTTTTATGGATATTTACTATTTCAACCACTTTATGTTAAAAGAAAGACAAAGAAGAAGAATGAGTCAGGAAGCATTTGCTGAAAAACTAGGTATTACTAAACAAGCAATCTCCAACATAGAGTTATATAAAAATAAAGTTGCTATTGAAACTGTTTCAAAATTTTGTGAAGAGTTTGGATTTAGATTATATTTCCAAACATTTAAAAAACCAGGTAAACCAGATACTAACAATTCCACTTCCTAAGTGCGAGTGCTTTCCTTGTAGGTCTACCCTTTTCATCTTTCATAGGACCTTTAACTCCACCCATTCTTGCACAGAACGACTTTCGTCTTTTAGCAGCTTTAGAACCAGCTTTTAACTTTGATGGTGGAGTGGTAACGGCTAGGGATAATTTGCTGCCTGGGTTTTCTCTTCTATAAGAAGCAATACCTTTACGGTTTAACCCACCTTTAGGGTCTTTTCCTTCTTTCCTTGTCCAAGCAGCAGTCTTGTAAGCCATTACTTCTTCTTTCTGTAAGTTTTTAACTTAGCAAATTGTTTAGGGTCTATTGTGGATTTAGACTTAGATTTAGAAGTTCCCATTCTTTTAGCTAAAGCAATATTCTTAACTAAAGAGTTTTTCATTGATTTAAGTGCTTTAAGACTTTTTCTTTTTTCCATATTTCGACTTTCCAGCAGCTGATAGAGCAATGGCTATGATTTGTTTTTGGCTTCTTGGTTTTCCACCAGCACCTCTTTCTTTGCCTTTCTTTTTGTTATCAGCTTTTAATTCTCTAATGTTTTTAGAAACGTTTTTTCCTAGTGGCATTACTTTTTCTTCTTGCCTTTCATTTTATATTCAGATGCTTCGTGCTTCATGTAAGCTTTCTTTCCCATCTTCATTTCTTTACCTTCTTTTTCTGCGTATGATTTAGCAGCTTTCATACCTTTTTTATCGTAACCAAATTTTTTCTTTCCAACCATTGGCATAGTTAGTTCCTTTCAAAATAATACTTAATTAATAAATACTAAAATCTAGATACTTTTTTAAGTGGTTTTACCTTAGCAAGTTTAGGTTGTTTAACCCTTTGTGCTTTCTTAACTCTTAATTTCTTAGGTGCTGGTGGTTTAGGCATACGAATACCTTTTGCTTTTTTAGGTCTATATTTCTTTGGTTTTGTTACTTTAACTTTAATAGCACCTTTAGATTGTCCAGGTACTGCTTTAAATTTAAATCCAGATACAGACATATTCTTTTGTTTTGATAATGTTTCTTTTGCTTGTTTAACAACCTCTACATCACCAGCTCTGTCAGGATAATCCTGTGCTAGTTTATCTAGTTCTTCTGTAGTAAATCCAAAGATAAACTTCTGGTCAGGAGTTAAAGTTTCCTCCATTGCTTCTCTTTGTACTGCATTTTCTAATTGTCTAAACTGTGATTGAGTTAGTTCTGGTGCTAATGCTTTTAATTCTTCTAAAGAAGCTTCAGGAGTTTCGCCTTCTATTGATTGTTTAATAAGTTCTTTAACGGTTGTGTTTTTCTTAGCTTTTTCATAGTCTGCTTGTTGTTGTTCTTTAAATATTTTCTTTTGTTCTTCACCACCACCTTTTCTCGCACCAGTTAAAGTATTCTTAACATCTTCAAAAATGTTTTTAGGCTCAAACTCTCTTGGAACTCCGACCATATTTCTTAGTTGGTCTAAACCAAATCTTGTATAAGTAATAGCACCAGGGAAGTTTTGGTTTAAAAAGAAATCTATCTCTTTAGGGGAAATGTTTTTAACACCTGCATCAAATAATGCTTTGGATAAATCTCTTGCAAGTAGGGATGAAGATTCAGAATATCTTTCCCAAGATTCTTTGTTTTGGTCGCTTAAAGATTCAATGTCTTGTCCTGTAAATAAGTTGTATCCAGTAAACAATTCAGCAGGAGTTCTTAATAAAGGAGTTAAAGCTGCTGCATTTTCTTGTCTAATATTTTCAAAGAATTTTTCAGGGTCCCTACCAATTCCAACTGCTTGTCCTGTAGTTGCCATAACAATATCGTGAGTTGTATCTAATAAATCACCAAAGAAGGTTTGAACTTTATTAGGGTCTTCAGCCATAGCTAACTCAGTTGCTCTCCTAAAACCTTGTGCTAATCCAGCAACAGTTTCTTCTTGGACTATAGTGTTAAAGTTCCATTTACCATTTTCATCCTTTTGTGGGTTAGGTGGTATTATTACAAGCCCTCTTTCTTTTTCCCATTGTGGAATGTCTAGGTAAGCTTTTCTCCTTCTTTCGTCAGAAAGATTCCAGTAAGTTACAGCAGAAACAGGAAGAGCTACTGTTGTAATTATGCTAAATGTTGCTTCAGCTGGTTTTTCAGCAATATATCTTCTTAATGCTCTACCTGATTTAATTTTTGCGTTGTTAAATGGGGATGCTAATTCTAATAGTCTTGAGTATTTACCTTTTTCAAAATAGTTAGGTAATAAGTTATTTGAGTCATAGAGAGCTTTCAACTCAGCATCTGTTATTGAATAACCTTTTCTTAGGTAATGTGCTTTTTGAATTCTGTACAACTCAAACCTATTAGCTTCTTCTAATTTAGCAACATGTCTTTCAATAGTTTGTGGGTTTAAAACACTAGGTTTTTGTCCTTTTTCTACAAAGTTAGCAACATTTTCTCTTTTAAAGAAATCAAAAGAAGATTGTCCTCCACCCATTTTTTTAAACTTGGCGTATTCTTTTCTAGCAATAGCCATGGACCTTTCCATTTTTGGTCCAATAACTGGGGCTTGTCTTAAAAAGTTTTGTAAATTGGTAGAAGAACCTGTAACTCCATAAGCTGCTTCTAACCAGTTAAGAGGATTTAATACAGATAATTTGGCTCTAGGAGATGTAAAAAATAACATAGAACCTTGGTCTTTGATAAACTGTCTTAACTGAGAGTCTGGGTTTAAACCAACAGTTGTAGTTTTCCAAGCTTGGGCTAAAGTTTCAGCCATTTGCATAGCCTTACCAGCAGTACCGTTCTCTAAGGAAACAGTAAATGCTTTTGCAAGTTCTGGGGATACTTCAGCTATTTCTCTGACTCCATTATTAAACCAGGATATAGTTGCCTTACCTTGTTTTGGTTTTTCCATTAAGTTTCTAATCTCTTCTTCTCTTTGTTTAATGTATCCTGTTACTTCATCTAATTTCTTTTGACCATTTGTTATAGTTTCAACAATAGCCTTAATGTTTTTTTCTTTTTTTGTTAATTGTTTGTTAATAATTTCTAACTCTTCAGGGCTTTTTCTAACAAGAGAGTTGAATAAATCGTTGTAGTAAATATTTGCTTTCGCTTTATCTATTTCAGATAAAACATTTTTTAATTGGTCTGAAACTCCAACATACTTTTTAATTAGTTGTTCTTCGTTTTTGTATAAAGCTGTAACTATTCTGTTGTTAAATGCTTCGTTTTTAGCGTCATCAATTTCTTTTAACACCTGTGCTTCTTTTGATTTAGAAGCATTTAATTTTTTAATAAATGAATCGTACTGTCTTGGTGTTAAATCAAAAGCTAAATCTACAAATGCTTCTAACTCATCATCAGTTATATTTCTAAAAAATGTTAGTAGTTGTTTATCACTCAATTTATTTAAACCATAAGTTTTGTTTAAGTACTTAATAGCTTTTTCTTTAACTAACATGTCTGTTTTGAATAAAGTTTTAAGTAAAAATTGTTCTTTGCTTACAACTCTTTTGTCTAAAACAGCTTGAGTTTTTGGTCTTGGTAAGCCACTTTCAAAGCCAAAGTAAGCTTTATCATTTTGTAGTTCTATATCCTTTAATTCAAGTTTTCCTAGCTCTTTAGATAATTTTTCTCTATCTTTAGTTAAAACTTTAATTCTTTGGTTAAGCCTGTCTAATACAACAGGGTCTATAGTTTCGGTTGAAGTTTTTGATAAAGATAAATTAATACCTCTTCTTGCTAATTGGTTTAACTCTTTTTCAAGAACTCCTACTTGGATTTTCTTTTTCTTAACTACATTTCTAACAGCATCTCTAACTTTTTTTAATTGCTCAACATCTTCTATAAGTGCTTTTCTTCTTAAAACATCTTCAGCAACTCTAAGCATTTGAGCATCTTCTATTTTTCCTTGTTTAATTAAATCTCCAAACTGCCTACCAAATTTATTTTGGTTGATAGCATCTATAGCTCTGTAGGTGTAATACAAAGTAGATTGGATAGGATTTTCGTGAATAGTATTAAAAATATCTTTTCTTTGTTGTACAACTTTAGGGTCTATGGTTTGTCCAAGTGTAGTCTGACTTATTTCAGGTCTTAGTCCTTGTTCTGCTTCGTTAAACACTCTTTGAAATGGTGCGTAATCTTTCAAATCTTTTAATCTTGTATATTCTTCTTTTGTAATTATCCCGTTATCAAATATATGTCTTAAAAGACCTTTCATAAAGTTGTCATATCTAACAAGAACATCTTTGTATTTAGGGGTTAAAACAGAAACAAGTCTTTGCATAGTAGCTTCATCAGGCAGTTTAGTACCTTCTTCACTAGCAATTCTTAAAAGCCTTCTGTCGTTAAGTAGTTGGCCAAATTCATCACCACTTCCAATACTGTTAATTTCATCAACTAAGTTATAAAAACCGTTATTCTTTAAATAATCTTCAGTTAATTGGGAAGATTTAAACAAAGCACCTAATTTATAAATTGGATTTTCAGATGGTTTTAAATCTCCATAATTTTTTTCAACTTGCTTCAATACTCTGTATATTTCTTCTTGTTGTGTTTCAAATGCCCTTTTATATTTTTCCCAATAATCAGCAATTTTTTCTTTGAAACCCATTGGTTGTTTTCTAGTAATCTCTCTTATTTTCTTTTGTTCTAAAATACGAGCTGCGACTTCATCAGTTTTAGCTAATTTAATTAAATCTCTTTCTTTTTGTGAAACCCCTTTAATACCACCAACTTGGTCAGCTAAATAATTTTTAACATCTTCAACTGTCTTAAAAGTGTTTTTAATAAACTCTTCAGCTTGTTTTGATAATGGTTCGCCAATAGATTTAATTCTTTGTATACCTTGTTCTATAGCTTGAGGGTCAATATTTCTAACCTGCTCTACTGCTTCAACACCTTTTGGTATAGCTACCTCAAGACCAGGAGTTAGTAACTCAGGTAAAAAATCTAAAAATCTGTTTATTTGATATTGGTTTGCTTGTCTATTGTAATCAAGCATTTCTTGAGGGGTCATGTTATCTCTGTAGGTAGGTTTAGTTACTCCAAAAACTTCATTTAAAGTTACTTCTTGTCTTCCATCAACTGGTTTTCCTGTAAAAGCAGCAGTTATTAACGGCCCAGTTCCACCTTTTAAATCAATAGTTGGTAACCCCAAGGATTTTCTAGTATCAATAAGTTTTAATTTAAAAGTATCAAAAACAGGTTGGGTTATAGCTTGGTTAAATACATCAAAAGGTGCAAATACTTCAGCAGCTGTAGGAGTAGGTATTTCAGCAATAAGTTCTTGTACACTCGGAAGTCTTCCTAATTCTTTTTGTTTTCTAGTAAATGTTTCTGCTGCTTTAGGAACCAGTAGAGCAGGGGTAGTCAAAGGTGCTACTTTTTTGTAGAGTTCTACTGTTTGGGCTATTGGTTCAAAAGCTCTCTTTGTGTAATCAACAGATGCTCTTTGTTTTTCAGTTAATGGTAATTTAAATACTCCAGGAAGTTTATCTTGAGGAACATTAAATGCTTCAGATATTCCTCTTACTCTGGTTACAACAGGTTGGATTCTTTGATAAGTTTCATAAGCTGTCTGAATACCTGATTTAGGTGTTGGGGTAACTGTTTTTTTAATTGAATCTATTGCAGAAAGTCCTCTTTGTTTGGCTTGTTCTAGTATGTTTTGAATATCCATACATTAGTAATAATAAATGAGGGTGTTTAAATCAATTAGTGGAAGCTATTTTTTAATAAAACCAGATAAAGGGTTTTCTTCAGTTATTTTTTGTGCAAAAGTAAATGGTTGGTATTCGTTACCAGCTAAGTCTACAGTTCTACCTGTTCTTTGGTTTCCCCATAATTCTAAATTACCAACATCATATTGCCTCCAACCAGCGTTTGTTAATCCTTTAAGACCTTCATCTGTCTGAGAATATAAATCAATGTTAGATGCAATAACATTTGAAGGTAATGGAACTGTTGAAAGGTTTGTTAAATCTGGAACTTTTGCAGTCGCAGGAGTGTATTGTGCTTGAAGTCTTAACTGTTGAGCATAAGTTTCAAGGTTCATTCTTTGTTCTGTAACCATATCATCTAAAGCTCTTCTTCTATTATTGTAGTCTTGAAGTGCTGCAAGTTGAGCATTAGCTTTATTCATTGATAAAGTACCTTTTGCTTGGTTAATTTGGTTTAACTCTTGTCTAAAAGAATCTCTTAATTTCATTAAGTCTTGTTGTTTTCTTACCTCTAGCTGTTGTAGTGCATTAGTTAAGTTAGTCTGAACATCTCTTTCAGCTTGTCCTAGTTGCATTAAGTTTTGCCCAGCTTGAGTTGTTGCTTGTCCGAACTGCCTCATTTGTTCAGCACCAGTAATGTCTGAAGCAGCCATACCAGCAGAAGAACCTGCAACTCCACCAAATAACTGTTGAGTCTTTTGTAGTCCTTGTTCGTATTGTCTTCTTGCTGTAGATAATGCTGACTCTCTTTGTTGCTTGGTTTGTTCTTTTTGCAAACCAATGTCAGCGATTGATTTCTGAGCAGTTTGCTCAAGCATTGGTCTTTGTGATTCGTAACCTTGGATAATAGATTGTTCGTATTGAGGTTGTAATTGTTGTAGTTCTCTTGCTTGAGTATCATACAACTTTTGAGCAGACTTATATTGTTTGCTAATACCTTTTTGTGTTTCTTTTAAAGCCTTTAATTCTTTATCCATAGTCAATTAATAATAAACCTATTCGTCTTTTTCAACATGTTTGTATTTCTCTTCAAATTCCTGCTTTAGTCTTTCAAATTCTTTCTTTTGTTTTCTAGCTTCGTTATTCATTTCAGTTACAGGGAATGGGTTAAGTGGGTTATCAAAGAAACCAAGTCCACATCTTTTACATACAATACGGGTGATGGATAGTCTTTTAAATCGGTGGTCGCAATAATTAGGGTCAATTTTAGTTGTATGTTCGTAGAACTCTATTGGTTCTTTAGTATTCTGATTCTTGGTCATTTAACATTTTGGTTTGGTCTTTAACGATTTGCTCTTGCTGAAGCATAAATTGGTTTATCTTTCCAATCGCCTCGTTAGCACCATACGCCTTGGAGTAGGCAATCATTAAATCCTCAAACTTGTGGTAATCCTTGGGATTGGGATACATTTGGTTGCCCAGCTGTATTAAATAACGCTGAAATATCGCCCATCCCTTGGACGCTTGAAGGTCCAGTAGGCATTTGGCCTCCTCTAGCGTTTGCGAGTCCTGCAGGTACGCCTTGTCCTGCTTGTTCTGGGGTAATTCCAGGTAATCCAGTAGCCCCTTGTCCATTTACTTGTCCTGACTGAAATAATTTACTTGCATTCTTAACTCCATTGTCTTCTAAGACACTAATAAGAAGGTCTTTAACATTAATTGTAGCACCTTCGTTCATGAGCTGTTGTTGAACTCCAGGTGAAAGTAGGATGTATAAAGCTTGATTTCTGCCATTTATAGCCTCTTCTGATACTCCAATAGCCATTGATTTAACATCAGGAACATAGTCAAAAGAACCATGTAGGTCTTCTTTTTCAATAAATAACCTAGCTAGTGAGCCATCTTCTGACATGTCTAGTTTAGGTACAACGTTACCTTCTTCATCAGTTACAGGATTTAAAGGTACTTTAGATACGTTTGAGATTACTTCAATCTCTTCTGGAGCCAAACCACCAGGTGTCTGGTCAATGAGGTCAGCTGTTTGAGTGATGACTTCATCAGGGATTTGAGTTTGTGCAAGTTCCATGTTTTTAAGTTCATTTAATATTTCCTTTCCAACTACCCTAATAATGTACTGCTCTTTAGTAGGGTCAGTAAATAAAAACTGTTGGTTCATCTTAATCCAAAATTCCATTATGTCTTTTAAGAACTCTTCTAAATATAATTGGTTGTAGTTATCACGAGCTAACTGTTGTCTTGTAGTAGCTCTAATTTCTGTTGCAGTCTTATCCCCTTTACCAAGTGGGTTCATGGAAGATATTCCCATTGAGTTATCACCCATAGCAACTTGGAAAGCTGACTTTAAGGCTGTATATGAAGTGTTAAATCCAGTAATTGCAGCTGTACCTGATTGGTGTTCTACCACATTATTTGGGTTATCACCTGTTAACCAGACAGCATTAGGCCCATAGATTAGAGTATCTAGTCTGACACCAGCTGCATTATTAGCCACTTTAATTGGTGGCCTCATAGCTAGGTTCATTTGGTCTAAAAAGGCACACAGAGTGGCATTTATAGCCCTATAAAGAGGCAGTACTGACTCAACTTCTGATTCTCCATATACATCATCACCGATTGGATAGTATCTAAGCATAGATACAGGTATTTCTTGTGAATCTAATGGGTTTGGACCATCAAACAAGATAACTCCATGTCTTGGAGAGAAAATAATCTTTCTATCTCTTCTAAATTCGGTAACAATCTCTTGGATTGGGAAGTATAAGTCTTGTCCTACTCTATCTTCAAGACTTCTGATTTGTTTTGTAATTGAGGTGTACCTGTTATCTCTTCTTTCAGGTTTAGGTAGAGTGTCATCTGACCTCATTCTTTGGTTTAACACGTCTAAATTTTTATAAAATGGTGTGCCATCAGGGTTTTTCTTGTTTTCTAGGTCTTGGAAAGTAATCCATTCTCTAATTTGCACCCAGTTAGCATTTTTTATGTGATTCGCTTGGAAGTCAACAAAGACATCTCTGTTATCTAATACCTTAATATCAGGTCCTTCATAGATTTTTCCATCTCTTTCTTGTACGTTCCAGTAGTTTAAAACAAAAGAAGCACCAAATATTCTAGTTTGGATGTCAGAAAGGATAATTTTCTCAAGCATAGTACCTGCAACTTTGGCGTTATCCCATTGAAAATCAAGTAAAGCGTTCATGATTTTAGCTTTAATTGCGTCATTCCCTTCTCTTGGGGTAACTGTACCTCTTAGTTTTCCAGCAAACATACGGGAAGTCTTTTCTAAGATGGTAGTTCTAATAACAGGGTCAGTAACTTTTGATAAGTATGCCCAGTTTGCAGGTAAGTAACCAAAATAGGCTTTAATAATGTCATCCCAACCATTCTTTCTAAGCTTCCTTTTCTCCATATCGTCTTGAGAGAAGGTGTAGTGATACATTACCTCTTCAAAAAGTTCTGGGTCTTGGAAGGTATATTTTGGATTTTTAGGTTTTGCAGCCATGAATTATTAATAATAAATCTTTTTCAAATAAGCAACTTGGTATAATTACTTATGGTTTTAAGAACAATGCAAAGATGGTTGTACTGGTATAGAAAAAAATTTCTTCCTTGGGCATGTTTATTTAGTTTAATAATCTGCATCATTGTAGAAATAGTTAAACTGTTTTAAATCTCCCAGTCTTTAAAATTGTTTTGGGTAATAGTTTTATTGTAGTTTAATCCTTCAGCATCAAGTCCATCAATGTTTAAGAAGTAGTACTCCATAGCCCTGGCACCATGAGAATACTCGTCATGGATTGGGTTTTCATTCTGTTGATTAAGTCCAGTTTTCTCAGGGTATCTATAGTTAAGTAAGATATCTCTAAACCTTTCAAGCTTATTTGAAACATATAAAGATGGCATATATTTATGAGTAATTCTAATTTGGTCTTCAATAGATTTGACACTTCTGGTACGGATATAGATTTTATGTTTAGCATATTCTTCAATAGGTGAGGTATTGGTACCAATAGAACGGCTTCGCCCTGCAATATCACCAGTATAAAGACTAGGTTGTCTGTATGGCTTTGACCTTATGATATGGACAAAATGGTCTATAGAGGCGTCTTTTTGCTCGTAATAGTCAATAATACGAAACTCACCTCCTTGTCTTTGAAACCAGATTAAAGCAGTTGGGTCATTAACACCAAAGTCAAAGGACAAGTGTACTTCAAGATTTGGGTCATACTCTAGTTCTTTAAACTGTCGGTCCATACTCCACTCTTTATAAACTTGACCTGATACTGATACAAACTCAGCTAAATACTCTTGTCTGAAAGAATCTTCACCAACTTCTAACTTTGCCTTATCAATTTCATTTGGTTGAAGGAATGGGTTGTCGTAAGAGGTAAAGGTAAAAGACTTGTAGTCGTCATCTGATAACTGTTTATTGTACAAGTCAAAGAAGTGTCCATAACCTTTAGGGGTTGAGATAAAAAGACCCCCTCCTAGGGTATCTGTTAACGCTGGTCTTAATACCTCGTTCCAGATGTAGTTCCAGTTTCTAATACTTGAGATTTCATCAACAACAAGGAAGTGGATTTTGTTACCTCTAGCCGATTCAATATTCTCAGCACCCCTAAGCCATATCTGAGAGGGTTCTCCTGTTGAGGACTTTAAATATATCTCAAGCCTAGATTCATTAGGGTCTCTCGCCCACAAAGACTTAGTTTGATTCTTAAGTTCAGTCCAAGCAATATCTCTGGCTTGAGAGATAGTAGGTGCAAAATAGATAGACTTAGAACCTGGAATCATTGATGCTGTACGAATCATTTCAGCAATAGCTAAAACTGTTTTACCAAACCTACGTCCAGCATTAACAACTCGAAACCTCTTAGGACACCAAAATACCTCTGACTGTTTAGGGTGTAGTTTTATTTCTTGTAGGTTGTTATTGAGATTCATCTGGTTTCTGGCCCCACCACTCATACTTCTTGGAGGTATCTTCAGGTAGTACGATATTTACTTGCGTGTTTTGTTGTTTAGTTTCTCCTTCGTTACCATAGCCTCTATCCTTTAACAGAGTTTTAGCAAGATACAGGAGTAACTGGGAATCACCTTCTTTAGCTTTCTTGATAAGGGCTGATTCAACATCATCTTTAAGAGATTCTTTAGCAAGTGCTAGTTGGTAGGTTAGTTCTGGATATTCTCTTTGCCATCTGTAAAAGGTTTCTACTGATATTTTCAGTTTGTTACAGGTAGCAGTAACTTTGAAATTGTTACGTATATAGGCATCTACAATCTTTTTATTATTAAGTTTTCTCTTCTTGTAGGCTACTCTGTATGCTGGTTTTTTGTTAGTTTGGAATAACAAGTCTTTTGGTTCCATAACTCCTAGTATAGCAAAGGGAGGTATTTTAACATATCCCCCGTAGCTAATAGGGAGGGGTAGGTATACTCAGCCCATCAGGTATTATAGAGTTAATACCACCCCTCTTTATTTTTATATCATTCCTTATTAGGTTTGTAAGCTACTTAGTTTAAAAAAAGGAAGTAAATATCTATGAAATTATCACTACGCTCCTCTCCACCGACCCCCATGTTTTATGGCGAGGGGTGGGGGTATAACGTTATATTTTTAAAAATGTGGATAACTTGTCAACTAGTATTTTTTTTTTTTTATGCTACCTATTCGTGATATCAATGTTAAATTGCCTGAGTACATTTTGTTTTGCAATTTAGTTGTTTTCTGAAAACTCATGTTATAATCTATAACTAGTAACTTAGCAGTCATTTTCTCATAGCATTTGAAAAATAAAACATAGACATGTAATTTGTAAGAAAATGTTATATTTTTTGTTTCTCAGAAAAAATGTCTAATGTTTCAATGTTTTAACGGTTTATAAGTTTCAATTAATTGAGAGTAAATAAGTGCTTGACATGGTTAAATATCTATGTAATAATAACTATAGTAAAAAGTTGTAAAGGATAAAAAAATGAATAACAAAAATATTCAAAAAATAATGTTCGGTAAGAGTATAAAATTAATAATTGATAACCTTGACAAAAATCAAGATAATCAATTTACACTAAAGTTTTTAGATGCTTTATTAAGTTGCGACTTTAGAGATGTTCATGGCATTTTAACCGATATCGATAACAGAGCTGTATTTGATAGAACATTTTTAGAACTAGATATAGAATTAGGCGTTATTGATATTCTAGTAAATATTGTTAATGTTTTAAATTCTAATGATAGAGATGAGGCAATTAGAATTATTAATAATGTTATGTGCGATTTTGGTATTGATTTAGAGTAAATAGTAAAAAGTTAGTAAAGGATAAAAATAATGGATAATTTTCAATTATATATTTATTTTCTTATGGTGCTCAATGTATCTAGTTTAGCGTTGATAGTTTTTGATGATAACAAAAATATTTATAAGTGGGTGTTTTTCTTATCATTTGGTGTTTTGTGGTACTTATTCACCAGTATCTAGTTACAACGGTTCAATGGTTCAATTAGTAAAAAGTTAAAGAAAAGAAATAAAAATGACATTAGAAAAAAAATTAAATAGTTATTTAAGCAACGATGTTTTAATCACAGAATTAAAAAAAGCAGTTATTTTGGATATTCTAGATACAGAAAAAGAATATCAAGAAAATTATATTCGCGATGTATTGCAACATGGTTGCCAGTCGGGTATTGTTACGGGATTAATCTATTATTCAGATACAGAAAAATTCGCTCTGAAACATTTTGATGACATTGTGGAATTATACCAATGTTATGCTGATGATTTTGGTACTGATGGTTTACCTAATCCAATGCTAGAACATAATCCGTTAAATTGGTTGGCGTGGTTCGGTTATGAAGAAACAATGCGTGAATTAGCACGTGAATTGGATATTGAATAGTATTTAATAGTAAATAAAGTTATAGGAAGAAAAACAAAATGAAAAAAATAATTAAAGAGTATGAAGTATATAGTTTTGATGAGTTAACACCAGAAATTCAAGAAAAAGTTATTGAAAATAATTATGATATCAATATTTTTGGCGACTGGTACGAATTTGTTTTTGATGATTATGCAGAAAAAATTAAAGAAAATTACGGTATTGAGATAAACAACATTAATTTTTCTGGATTTAATTCGCAAGGTGATGGGGCGTCATTTGAGTGCAACATACATGTAAAAAATTTCTTAGAAAATAATCCTGATATCGTGTCTTCTGGCATGTTAGAAAAAATAAATACGCTAAGAGAGTATTTGAAAAGAGATGAAGATTTATATATTGCAATTAAGCGTTCATCTCATCATTATTGCCACTCTAGAACTATGTGCGTGAATTATGATGATGTTCTACCAGATGTTAGCGTTGCAGAGTATGAGGCAATAAAGGAACTAGGCGCGTACTTGCTCAATAAAATGCGTGATAATGCAGATGATTTGTATGATGAATTAGAAAAAACCTATGATATCTATACTTCAGAAAAAGAAATTGCAGAAACATTAAGAAATAATGTATACGAATTTCTTGCAGACGGTTCTAGGTTCTAAACTAGATAATTAAATAAATTATGCCACTTGCAATATAGTGGCATTTTTTATACCTATTTGTTGGTAAAATGAGAAAAAAAGACGCTTTAAAATCAATTTATAGACTAGAAAAAAAGAAAAATGACTCCTTACCCGTTTAAATTAATATCAAAACTATTAGATTACATTGTGTTATCAATTAAATACCATTTTTATATCTATATATCACTTTTTATACGCCATTTTAAGCGTTGCAATTATTCAAATGGGATATTATCCCGTTTTTCTCATAAAGTCTTTTTAAAATCCATTTTAATGCGTATTAGATATATATCTATTCTAGGTACTGCAGTCAATTTTTTAATCTTTAGATAAACCTTCAGCAAGTTAAATTTTTAATAACTTTTTCTTTTTTCTTTTCTCAAATTGCAACTTAAAAATCTGATATTTTTCTAATTTCAAAAGTGGTGTGCCAAGTGGTGAAAAATGATATTGCAATTTGAAAACCAAGTGAAGTGGGAAGTGAAGTGGCAAGTGGTTTGCCTTGTATCTACCAAGTGAAGTGGGAAGTGGTATGTTAAATAAATGAGTGCTTGACAAATGGTGTGCTATGTGGTTCAATAGTTGTAGTAGAAAAGTTAAAGAAAGGATAAATACGACTTTATGCCAAAGTTATTAAAGTTAATAACAAACTCTAAGTTTTCTAAAAATAGAAAATGTAGAAAATGTAACAAAGACAGAAATCATAACGGTGTAAGTTCAAATGTTTGGTTTTGTAATGATTGTAGACCAAACAAAGTAAAAAAGTTAAAGAAAGGTAATCTATGGAACTAGAAGTATTTGATAGTTGGACTATTGATAGGCGACTAAAACAATTAAGAAAAATTGACGAAAACGACAAAATCCTATTTGTTGATTTTGATAGCGAGTTAGGTGATTTGATATTTCAAAAAAAGATTTTAATTGATGAAATCAATGACGCTTGGACTAGTGGTGAATTTGATGGTGAGCGTGGTAAGTGGTTTATCTTTGAGCAAGAGAAAAAAGAAGAAATTTACCAACTGAATAAAGTAATTAAAAAGTTAGAAAGGGAACTCAAATGAAAGTTTTAATTGATAGGATAAGCAAAAAACACCAAGATAGTTTTTGGTATGACGGACTTATTGCCGAGTGTAATGGGTACAGTCTATACGCCACAGGTGAGATTAAAGGCGTGTTTGATGGCAGTACCTTATACGGAACGCAACTGGTTTATCTGTTGGAAGGTTTAGGGTACACCGACAAAGACCTTGAAAAGGTTGATTTCTACGACAATAACTGGTTTGAGATATTTTATCCAGACGGCGAGAGTTATGTGCCAGATAATCAAGGTTATGACGAAGTATTAAGTGAGTTTATTGAAATTGCAAAGGAACAAAAATGAAAGTTAAAGAATTAATTGCGATACTTAGCGACCTAAATCCAGACGCTAAGGTGGTTATAGGTAAAGATTACGAACTCAACCGACTGTATCCCGAAGTGTTTGTTGAAGTTTTAGAATTTCATAAGGGCGAACCTACAGGTGAAGTTGAGTTAAATGTTGATAATGTCGCAAATATCAAGACCATAGTCATAAGTGGGCAAGGGGAATATTTTGCCTAAAAACGGTGATTTGAGAGTGTAAAGTAATTGCTTTACCAAGTGGTTTGTTTGAAGTATGAATAAAATACAGGATTTTAGGTACAGTAATAACTGACTAAAATCA